ATATCACTTTCATCTATAGAAGATACTCCTTCTACATTTAATTGCTCCATCTTATCTGCAGAAAGATTTCCTAGTTGTGCCAGTTTTGCTATTCTTGCACTCTGCTGCCAAGGAAGTAAATCCCTTGAAGTAAATTCTTCTACTTCTTCAAAGCGTTCTGTCTCTGGAGTATCGGTTAAGTGAAATAGATTACGGCGAGGAGCGGCGTATTTCCATCCTCTGGTAAATTTGCGAGGCACTCTATACTGCTGTTTGGGCAAAGATTTATTATTCTGGTGAGACTCAACCATACCAGAAAGTCCTCCTCTTATCTGTCCACCAGAAGCTGCTTTCTGCGTACCTCCAAATCCAAACCCACCAAGAGTACCATATAATCCAGCCCCTTGAGCAGCAGCAGTAAGCAATGTCTGTCCAAGAGAAGGTGTAGGTGCAGTCTGGGTTGTATATTGATAAGCTGCTGGTGTATAAGGGAATCCTCTAATAGAAGCTTGATACTCCTGCAATGATCTTGTTGGGAATTCTCTTTCCTCAAGAAAATCTTGATAAGCTAAATCCAGTGCCTTCTGATCAAGCAATTGTTTTGATTCACCCACAGTCTGTAACGCAGCCAATTCTTTTAAAGCCTGATTAGGAACGCCAGTCATCTGTCTTTCTAAAAATCCAGATAGTCCTGCTGCTGCTGCTCTTTCATCTTGAAAAGCTTGTTGTGCCTGTGCAAATGCTTGAGCACTTCCTTTAGTTTGAATATCAGATAACTGTTCTTGTAGATTTCTTAATGATTCAGACTCAAGAAGTCCTGCCCTTGACCCTCCGAAAGACCCTGCTGCTGCAGCTTCTGCCGCAACTTTTGGTGCAACCTGTAAATCAAAATCTCTTTGAGCTTCTCTTTTTGCAACATCAATTACTTCCTGCTGAAAAGGACTAGACAATCTTGCTATATCTTCTGTCGTTATAGGTCTTCCTGCTCTTGCAGCAGCATCTGTAGCTGCTGTCAGAAATGTTGCACTTGTAGCATCAGGAACACTACTTATTCCTCTTCTGGCTAAATCAGTTAGTCCTGTAAAAGCTTCTTCCTGTAAAGGACCAAAACCTCTAATCCTTGGACCAGTAAATGGTATAAACTTCAATCCTTCTTGTTGAGCTTTAGCCTTCTGAAAAATATCTGTAATAAAAGGTCTAAACTCTGGAGGAAGTTGTGTAGTTGTTATTGAGGTCGCTGATCCTACAGGAGTTCCTGCTGGTCTTGGGCTACCCAATACTGATAATATTCCCATTTTTCTATCCTTATGATATAATTAGTGATTGTAAAGCTTTTGTCGCATCAGTCTCTGGTGGTTGCATGTCCCTGCCATATTTTCTTTTTCTGAATTTAGATATAAATCCATCCATAGCTTCTGCCCCTTCATCTGCATTTCCATTTCCTAACATAGCCATTACATCTGCTGGCACTACATATTCTTTTGGAGATACTGCAGCAATACCTCCTCCTTTAATAGGCATCATTACATTGTCTTGCATTCCATGTCCATCACCTTGTATTTGTCCTTCAAAGGCTCCTCCATCCTGAAGAGAAAGAAGCCCACCTTCTTTAGCAAAAATTTGAGTTGGATCAGAAAAAAATCTTCCACTTTGTCCAATAGCAGAAGGACTTACGCCTCCTTGTGTATATAGCGCAACAATCTGTTCTTGTGTTAGAGGTGGCTGAAGTGCTCTAAAGTTAAATGGTAAGTCCTCTGGTACAAAGTCCTCTGGTAAGAAGTCATCAGATGTTTCTTCCGCTTCTTCGTAGGCTTTTCTCTGTTCTTCCATTGCATCTACATCTGCCATTACACTAGCTGTTTGTAAAGCAGGTTGAATTACTCCAGTTATACCTCTACCTTCTGGAGAATAATACTCTGTTACAGTTTCTTTAACATCTTCAAAAGTTTTAGGAGGTTTACCCAACCAATCTCTACTTGTATCCTTAAAAGCCTGTATATTTATTACTTCTTCTGGAGGAACATATCTCCCCAGTCCTTCTAGAGCATATGCTCCTATATTTTCAGTAGGTGTAAAACGACCAACTGTTGGAAGATTTCTTACATCTGGACCCAATTGTGATATATCCAGAGCCTCTCCTCCCAAACCTTCAAAACTTCCGGGTATGTTTGCTGCCTGTCTCATTATTTTAGGATCAAAACCAAGCTCCTCTAAATAGGTAGAACTTACCTCAGTTTCAGGTACACCTTGTTGTAGAGTTTGTGCTAATGCAGATTCAGAAGTAGGATAATAAAGTTCATCTACCTTTTCTCCAAAACGATACCTCGCCTCTGGCTCCACTCTTCTTGCAGCATCTCTAATATCGAAATCGCTTAAACCTCTAAAGGTCTTTCTAGCTCCTGTTATATCGTCGTATTGTTTTATAAATTCATCATCAGGTTGAGGACCAACATGCTTTCTTCCATATCTACCAAGTTCTCCCAAGCCAGAAAACAGTGCTCCAGTTCCTGCACCATATCCTATAGATTCTCCTACAGGACGACCAGTAAGTGCTCCTGTAGCTCCACCAACAAAAGCACCTGTCAGTCCACCCTTTAATAATCTTCCTGCAATTCCTCCACCAAATGCTGGTATTATAGATGACGCAATAGGTGTAAGTACAGTCCCAAGCAACATGGCTGCGATATTTTTTGGCTTAAGAAGTTTTTTAACAAAGCCTTTTACACCTCTAAAAATACTTCCTAAGAAATATTCTGGAAGTCCTGTCTTAGGATTGAGAGACATCAGCCCTGTAGACATAAGCCTTTGAACCTCTGGCTTAGTCATATGGACTAACTCTGTATCTCCCTGTCTTCCTCTTGCAGCCATTAAGTTTGCAAGACCAGACCCCGGAGCATTTCTATCAATATATAAAGCCATAGTTAAGTCACCTGATTTGGTTGCATGTAATGAGATTGTGGTAGTGTACTTTGTGCATATGCTGTATTAATATTACTTACTGGTTGAGGTTGTGGTTGCTGTGGTACAGGAGCATTTGCTGTATTAGGAAGCATAGTTAATCCTTTATTTAATAACTGTGCCTGATTATATTGAGGTACAGAAGGAGCAGGAACATTTCCTTGAGCATAAGCATTTGCAACAATACTTCTTAGCCCACTCTTTATATTATCTCCTATATTCTGATTAACAGTATTTATCATTCCCTCCTGATTAGGAACTCCACTATATTTATCTCCTTCATATCCCATCTTTGTAGCTAACAGTTTTTCAATATTCTCTCCTGCCTGATAGACTGAAGGATTTCCTCCATGAGCCAGAGATATTAATCCTCCCTGTGCTCTTTGTTCCTCTCCCCCTGCTTGTATAACTTCCCAAGGTTCTATAATTTCTTCTTCTCCAGATACAGTTGGGAAAGAATATTTAGGAAGCAGCCTACTTCCTACTAGATTAAGAGCAGCAGTAGCTACTGGAGGAATTCCTAGAGCACCTCCTCCTATAGATATTAGTAGATTTTTAAGAATATCATTAAAATTTAATCCTCCTAAAAGATTCCCTACGTTGCTTAGTCCACCCTTAAAGTCAGGATTATATCCAGTCCAAACTGGCATCTGTCCTTCGAGTTCATCTAACTCCCTTGTCGATCCTACTTTTCCTCGCCAATCTCTAACACCCCAAGTTCCGGGGCTATAGAAAGACGGTCCTGAACCTGACATTATATTTTCTCTGGATTGTGCTGCCCTCTGACGAGTTTTGTCAACTGGAAACTGACCATAACTTAGAGGAGGCCATGCTGAAGCAGCTTCTAAATAAGGATTTGCCGTGCCTTCTATAAGTGGTTCTACGGGGGCTGATCTAGGTACTCCATATATATCTTCTCTAGTTGGACCTGAAGTAGGATCAGTTCCTATCGCTGTAGAAAGAGGAGAAGGAGTTATTAAATCTGTTGCTCTAGGTACTCCAAATATATCTTCTCTAGTTGGACCTAAAGTAGGATCAGTTCCTATTATTGTAGAAAGAGGTGCATAGCGGGGACCACTTGCCGGACTCCACTGACCTTGTGCTATTAGATTAAGATAATTTTCATCTGCCTGTGATTCTATAGATTCCTGCTGTGCTAATAATGCATCTCTTTCTGCTTGTGATTTTAAGAAATCCTCCAATTGCTTTCTTCTTCTTTCACCCTCTATCGTTTCATATCTTCTGCGATTATCATAAAATGATCCTCTGGGTATGTCTGTAGGAATAAGAGTTTCAGCATATAGTGCATCATCGTCAAGAGTGCTGCGTGTTAGTTTATCTAATTCTGATAATCCTCCTGTAGTAGGGGATGTTGATTTAATAATTGGAACATTAGCCTTATCGTCTTGTGGAACACCTCTAAATGTTGTTACAACGCTTTTTTTGGGGGGTTTAGTCCCTTTCAATTTAGCCAACTGAAATTCCGCATTAAGTTCAACTTCAGGATACTTTCGCCTTCCTGACGGATCATATTCCCGTTGGAAATTTATATAATCATATATTCTTTCAGTTTCCTCATCAGTAAATCGAATACCTGCCTTGTCACCTAATCCAAAGGGGCCAATGCGTTGTTGTTCTCTAACAGGAAGAAGAGGTTCTGGAGCCAACGGATCACTTGGAAATTCTGGAGCCAACATACCACTTTGATATAGAGCTTCTGAGGCATAGGGATCAGTTCTAGCAACATTTGCTAGTGCCTCTTCTCTATTCATAGCTCTCTGCATCAAATCCCTATCTTCCTCCTGTTGTGCTTGAGAGGGTGCTGACTCCTGTTCTTCAAACCCAAAAAAACCTACATCTGTAAAGTCATTTGCCATTAATTTAAATCCTGCCAAGAAGTTTCTGCCCCTAGACTAACATATCCTGCAAACTTCCCTCTGCTTGCTATATAAGCTATGTTACCTGCTTGAGGTCGCCCAATGCTTGTTATACATACCACACTAAAAATATTTGTAGATGGTTTTGCATCCACCTGTGAATCCCTTTGTTCTAAAGTATTAACCAATACCGCACCCCACTGTTCCAGTAACTGATAAAATTCCTGTGCTGTATATTCTCCAATCCTGACGAGGCTACGAAGTTGTGGGTATCTCGCCATATCTTATCGTAGCCCGTCAGGTTGTAATGAAAGTCTCAGTGAGCCATATCTCCAGCTAGTCCCTGCTTCTCCTGAAGAAACCCGAACAATAGCTTGCCTTCCTCTTGCCCTAAAATCAACTTTCTTAGTTGTAGGAGATATAGTAAATGGTCCTTTTTTAATTTGATCATTTACAGGAAAATTCTGTACAGTTATACTAAAACCTAAATTTCCTCCAGATAAGGTAAAGTCTGGTATTAATCTGTCTGCAAATAGCAGGTTCGTACCATCGGGATTAATCTCAAAAACAGCAGACTCAATAAAAGATGTCTGTGCCACACCATTAGCTGTAAATATTCCATCTGGTTCGTTATTATAAAAGAATGAAGAAACAGAAACTCCTGTGGTTATTGTATTATCAAAAATAATCTTATCGAAATATGTTGTATTGATACCTGTACCATAATACCAAGCCTGTTCTTCTGTATTAAATATAACGTACCTATCACATTCTGTAGAATCTGAAGAAGGATATAACCAGATCACTTCCTTAAATTCAGAATTAATTCCAGCATAAACCTTATCTTTATTTGTAATATTAAAATCATCGAAGATATATCTTCTTACTGTACAAGGAAGATTCTTTACTCTACCATCAAAGAGATAGAAGTTATCATCCCCCATCCAGTAAGATATACCATCATAATCTACTGCTGCATGAGGAGCAATCAATCCACAGTTGCTTCCCATTTGTGTAAACGAGAAGGTAAAAGGCGGTCCAACAAATTGCATACCCCATACAGAATTGTCTGTCCAAATCATAATTGAATTACGAGATTTTGTTGCACCAATAATTTCTGTTCCATCAGCCAGAATATTTTCTCCTGAAGTGGAACTAATAGAGGGAGTAAAATTATTATAATTATTTTGATCAGCCCATCTTACCAATAAGGGATTATATGTTCCTGTTGCATACTCATTACTTCCTAAAGAAATTAAATGTCTGTCATTAGGAGACACAACAATGTAGTTATTAATTGAAGGAGAAGCACTTACAAATCCTGCTCTTGGAGGAGTTGAGCTTCTGGTTGAATCCCAGAAATATATCCTGCCTCCTCTTCTACAAGCAAGAATGTCTTCTCCCCAATTATCTAATGTCCATTGAGTAATCCTTGTCACAATATTAGATGAGCTTGCAGCCTCACTCCATGCCCTGACTCCAGTTGTAGAAACTCCTGCATTATAAACTCCTGCTCCATATCCTAAACCCTGAATAGCTACATCTGTTCCTGTAGGTAAAAGATATTTTAATGTTGCTGTTCCTACCTTGCTTTGTGAAGCATTGGCTGTAACAGAAGCATCAAAAGAAAACTGGTTATCTCCTAAAACAGATACAGCAAATGTCCCACCTGTTAAATCTATTGTTCCCCCAATTGTTGTGGCAGAGGTAAATGTAATAAAATCTCCTGTCTCTGCACCATGACTTGAAACAGAAACAGATACTCTAGTGGAACCATCAACAGTATAAAAGCCATTATTTGTTCCATCAACTGTAACCACAGCAGAAACATTAGTTCCTACAGAAACCTCTTTAATAGGTGTAATATCCAAGATGGAATTATCATTGTATTCGTATAACTTTTTCTCTGTTCCAAAAGAAGCAAATTTAAATGTATCGTTATCTGACCAAGCAAGCAAATCTCTTCCTGTTCCATCAAAAGAAGAAGTTGATCTCTTGGAATAACCCCTTAAATTTTCTGGTCTTCCCTGTCTAAACCTAATTTTATTACCGTCATACCATGAACCTTCTTCAGCATACTCTGTAGACTCACGGTTAATTCCCGGTCTAAAATTTAATTTAGCTAATCTAGATTGTGTAGACATTTAAATTAACCTATCCAAATTCCTTCACAAGAAGAGAATCTACTGCTGAAGTTTCTCTCACATTATAAATAAGCAGGTCTACTGAATTAATAGACGTACTGAGTGTAGGAGTACTAGCTGCAGGAAATAAATAAGAGGCTCCAAAAGAAGCAGTTCTACTTCCTGTACCATCCTGAATAATATAAATATGTCCTGTCTGTCCTACTGTGGGATTGGAAGGACTTCCTAAAGTTCTATTTCCTCCCAGTGTAACAATGAAATCATTACCTGTACTAAAATCTACATCAATAGAAGCTGCATCAGTCAATGTTGTTGGAGTAGAAATAAAAGGTCCAGAGAAAGTTGCAGTAGATGTTGCAGCTAAAGCTCCCTGTACACTTACTACAGAAGTAAAAGTTTTCTTTCCTGTAATTGTTGTATCTGTAGATGTAGGAATATATCTAATATCTGCTGAAGAAACAGGAATAAGGTTTGCATCTCCTGTACCAAAATCTAAATCTGCTGCTGTACCAAGCCCTAGTCCTTTAGCATTAAATCCATATACAGAAACAGCATCACAAAAAGCCATTCCAGCCATACTTGCTACCACAGTCATTCCTGTACCACTTCCCGTTTTTAGAGTAATAGTACTGCTGCTTTGTCTTACAGTCTGATCATTAATAACGTAGAATTTTGAAACAGTAGGTATTGTAATATCAATATTTGCACTTACAGTTCCTACAAATTCCAGAATAGCTGATCTTGATTGATCTGTAGTTCCATTATTTTCAGATAATGTAATATTAGCAGAAGAGCAGGAAACAGTAGTATATGCAGCTAATGCATCATCCAACATATCAATAACATTAGCATTGAGAATAGTTCCCCAACTGTTAGGATTTTCTCCATCTGCCTGTTTTTCTAACCTGACTCTAGATGTAAATGTACTTGCCATGTTTTATTCCTCAGTAATATTTTTGTTTGAACGAGGCTGGTCTTCCTCTTGCTATAGTATAAGCAACAATTGTATTTTCGTCATTAACTGTTCTTAAAGATAAAGCAACTGATTCAGTCTTAAGATAATCTACATAAGTAATCACAATAGAATATACTACAAATATAGAAGGTTTGGATAACATTCTACATTCATCAGCATCTACCTTTTTCTTAAACAGAAGCATAATTTCTGGGAATCCTCCCGTAGTATCAATTCCAACCATTTCCATAATATCTTTTTCATCTTTACAAACTGCTCTAACTATAATATGATCACCACTTTTCCAAAGAGGTTCTGGAGCTTGAAATCCTTCTTGTGCTAAACTTGGAGTTGAATAATATAAAAATACTCCTAGTAAACTACTAAATAAAATATATTTTAATTTTGTCATCTAATATACTGCTCCTATAATTATCCGCTTCGTGGATTTTTAGGCCAGTCATAAAAAACTGCTGCTTTATTTCCAGCATCTAACATCTCTTGTGTAAGAACTGTCATTGCTTTTAAATTATCTACACTATCTTTTTCGTCAATAGCAGCCTCTAATTCTGCAGCTTTAGCTCTTAGATCAGTTCTCCATTGCATTAAATCAGCAGGAGGTTCCTTTTCTATATCAGCCTTTCTAATAATAATCCAGTCTGTCTTTCCAAGTTCAGAAGAAAGAACAGAATTAACTTGTGCTTTCATATTATCTTTTATAAAACTTACAGTTCTTTCATTTTTAGTTTGTGTAATGTTTACACTATCCTCTCCTATAACAGGAGAACCTTCAGAACCAGTATAAAACATATCATCTTGATACTGTCCTGAGTAAATATATGGAAGAATACCTATAGCTTTTCTCTCTGCATCTGTCCAAGCAGATGAAAAAATACTTCTAGGATATTGAATTCCACTTAAAGTTAAAGGTCTAGGATTATTAATTGTTTGAATAATCTTACCTTCAGAAATAACTGCCCACATCTGCTAGTTTCCTTTCTCTGTTTATCGTCCATAGATGGGAGGAAGTGTACCTCCACCACCAATGTCTGCCATTGCCATATAAATTATATCATTTCCAGAACCATTAGGACCAGAATCTCCTACTCTTACTTTAAAACCTTCTGCAAGAATATCTATATCATAAGCTGATCCACTTGATCCTTGTGTACCGTCGCCTTGAGCATTATTTAAATTAGCAAATAAAACTGTAGATAGAGTGCCGGGATTATATGTCATTGTTGCTGTGTCAATGATGCCCCAATCTCTAGCCACATCTGCATTTTTCCAAATGATATATCTAGGTTTAAAACCTGTATAAATAAATGGACCGTTGGTAGCTCCAGTGCCTATATATGCTCCTACTTTACATACTCCAGCTACTGATCTAAAACAATATGCTATCATAGCTGTGGAACTTTGGTTTGTTTCAGCAGAAGTCCCTAGACTGACAACAGTTGCTGTTGGTGCTGTACTATTATAAAGAGTTGCATCTGCTACAAATGCTACGGTACTATCTAATCTCAGAGAACCTGAAGCTGGACTACTATCAGCATCTGCATGATAAACATTCCAGTCATCACCTCCGGGCAACTCCCTTATTATTACCATCTCTGGCGCACCACCCAATCCATGCCCAATTGTTGTATTTGATCCAGTACCAGTATAACTTACTATACTAAAATGATCTGCACCAGCAACACTGGTAGTACTATTGGTGTCTCCATTTTCATTAGTACTTGTAGTATTGCCACCTAACCATTGCCAAGATACAAACTTTTCTGTATTTGTATTAACCTGATCTAAGTTACCAACAGTAAAACCGTCAGAGCCAAAGGCAGTAAGTCCTTCTGATTCTGTAGTCTGAGCAGCAGTAGTATCAGATTCAATCTGTTTAGTAGTTCCTCTTACAGCATCATATAATGCATGAGAATCAGCAGCATCTCTGTTTTTAATCCAAACAAAATCTGGCTGAAAACCTGTACCAGTATTGGCCTTTCCTCCAGAACCAATTGCAGTTCCGTTACCTGTATAAAGAACTGGATTAAAGTAATCTATACCTTGATAAGTTGGTGCAGTAAACTCTGAAGAAGTTATTTCCCCAAAACCAGAAGGAACTGATGCAAGATTCCAAGTAGAACTAGGAAACTTTAAAGAAACAGTACCTGTATTTGTATCCAGTGCAGGAGTTATATTTGATGGAACAGAGGTAACTGTTGCATTTGTACCACCAGCAGGATCACCAGAACTAGCCCATGTAACTGTAGTAGCACCAGAGGCAATCCTACCAAACCAGAATTTAGAATTATCTGCATCATATGCCATTGCAATTCTATCATTTGTAGACCAAGAAAATAAAGCTGATCCTTCTGTATTGTCGTTTACAACCTTTCCATCATTTTGCATTCCCCAACTTAATGCTGTTCCTCCACAAGCAGCATCTAAGAAACTGCTTGATTCTGCAAAACCAACTCTAGCCGATGCCACACTGTCCCAGTTTGCTTCCCAATACCATTTCCCAGTTGTTGGAATACCCAAGGTTACTCTCATACAGGCTCTTCCTGCACCGGGTCCAGCAGAGGTGAGATTACCTGATGACAGCGTAGGTAGTGTATCATCTGAGTGATCAATATAATTTATAGTTGGATACATTTTACTTGGTGTATTTGTTGACTGATTACCAGAAGCTATACTTGATAAAGAGAAGTCATTATTATTAGAACTTTCGTCGTTTCCTAAATCAGAAGAATCATCAAAGGAAAGCATAAAACTAGTTCCACCAGCAGTAGAAGCTAGTGAAGTAATATCTGAATCTGATTTAGGTGAAAATTCAGAACCATTAGTTCCAAAGGTAAAAGCATCCAGAAAATCTGTTACGGCAACATCTCCATTTTGAATTGAATCCCCATCCAAGAAACATATCTGTGCCATATATGCATTAGCATAAACAGAAGATGTTCTTGAGCGTCTTCCAATTTCATTTGCCTGATCATTATTCCAGTATGTCTCTCCAGCAGAAGAAGGATAAGCAGCACTACCAGTGCTTAGAGCCATTGCAACACCATTAATATAAATACTGATACGATCAGTTTCAGAACCTTCATTAGAATCATAAGATATAAGTGCATGATACCATGCAGTATCTCTCAATAAGGCTGTTGTATTTACATTCATTGAAGCATTGTCATCCTGCACCATTAAAAAGGTACTCGTAGTTGTATCCATTGCTACTCTAAATTCAGAAGTTCCGCTATTAGCAGAAAAGAAAACCATTTCTGTACCAACTGAATTTAATTCAAACCAAAATGATAGAGTCCAACGTGTTCTATTTCCTGCAGACCCCGGAGTTCTTGTTAAGTAATCAGCAGAACCATCAAGCCATATTGATTTGGGTATAAGACCACTATTAAAAGTAGTTGTTGTGGATTGTCCACCTGCTCCTAAAAGAAGATTGTTACTAAATACACTCATTATGAATATGCCTTTGTTAGTAAAGCTTGGACATCTGTAGATGTATGAACTATATAATCTAATCTATCAATTGCATTTCCATCTGTTGACAAGGTAGGTGCTTCACCTCCTGCAAAATCCCAACTACTTCCATAAGCAAGAGTTTGAGAACCTGTTCCATCCTGTACAATAAATATACTTCCTACTTGTCCTGCAACACAATTCGTTGGATTATCTAATGTTCTGTTTCCTGCCAGTGTAACTGTAAAGTTTTGTCCTGCATTAAAATCTACAGAAATATTTGTTCCATCTGTTAATGCATTAATATCTGCAACTGCTGCAGTTTCTATTCTTAAGTTTTTTCCCAAAAGAGCATTGATTCCTATAGCAACAGCACTAACATAAAAATCTGTTCCTGATACAATTCCTGTTAGGGTTCCTCCTGCCAAAGGAAGGTGATTACCTATGCTTGTAGCCAAAGCTGCAGAAGTAGTAGCTATAAGAGTGTTTGTAGTTCCTATACTTGTAGCTAAAGCTGTAGAGGTAGCAGCAACACGAGTATTTGTAGTTCCTATGCTTGTTGCTAAAGCAGAAGAAGTTGCCGCAATAAGTGTGTTTGAGTTACCTATACTTGTAGCTAGTGCAGCAGAAGTAGCTGCAAGCACAGTATTAATAGATGTTATCGCATTAATATTAGTTGTGATATTTGTATTAGAATTACCTATGCTTGTGGCTAAAGCTGCAGAAACAGTAGCTAGTTCTGCATCAGTAGCAAAGCCACTACCATCACCTATAACAGAATTAATAGATGTTATTGCATTAGTATTCGTTGTAATATTTGTATTAGAATTCCCTATACTCGTTGCTAGGGCTGCAGAAGTAGTAGCAATAAGGGTATTTGTCGTTCCTATACTGGTTGCCAAAGCAGCAGAAGTTGTTGCAATAAGAGTATTTGTAGTCCCTATACTTGTTGCCAAAGCTGCAGATGTTGCTGCAAGAACTGTATTAACAGATGTAATTGCTGCCTTATTTACTGATGTTAAAACACTAACTGCAGCTACATCACTAGTACTTGGAATAGCACTTCCACCAATATAAATCTGTGTTGTAGCATAGACATTGGCTGCTGAAACAGCCCCAGAAAATTCTGCTGCTACACCAGAAACCTTTGTTGTAAAACTCCCTGTCCCTGCGACAAAATTAGTTGCGCTTAAACTTGTTGTAAATCCACCAACTACACCAGCTAAATTTGTTGAAACAGAGACTGTTCCAAAACTTTGATTAGTCTGTAACTGAATAACTCCTTCTTTAGTTATTCCTGCAGAAGGATCAGTTGCTACACCTGTTCCTGTCCCATAGGTAGTTGCTGCACCTACAGAAGTTAATGTACCAGTAATAGAAACAAATTCATTTATTGCAGAAACAGAAGCTGTTAATGCGACACCACCAATTTCAAAAGTTCCGTTTACATTCACAACAGCATTACTCAATTGAAGGGCAGAGTTTGTACCATCACCACTTTCAATTGTTCTTACTGTTGAATCAATACCATCATTAGTAGATACAGCTACTTTTAAAAGTTGCTTATATGTATTAGCTATTTGTTTTCCTGTTAAGTCAGTCATACTTGATTCCAATCCGTAGCTTCATTTTCCCATAAAGTTGTAGCAGCATCCCAAGTTATATTTCTTCCACCAGTATCTGGTCCTCTAGGATTTCTTATTGCTATATTATCTTTTACATTAGGAGATTTATTTAAAGGACTATTTTTTAAATCATAAGCACCTTCCCAATCTTCTGGACATACCAGCATCCCATAACTATTCATTCTCATAACTCTATGAGGATACTGAAATCCACAAATGTCACATATAGCTAATGCTCTTTTATTTGTAGCCATTAATACACATTAATCTTTGGTAATAAATACATGCTTGCTCTCTCTTTGTCTTCAACCATAGCTCTTGAAAGAAGCTCTTCATAATTTCCTTTTAACATTGCTATTCTTGTATCTGCAACCAGAGGACGTTTCATAGACATATAATAAGCTAAACCACAAGTTAAAGGAGGAAGAAATCTTTTTGGAAGATCAGCATTCTGACCTTCAGATTTATTTACATCTTGAAGTTCACTTATCTTTTCTATCTTTAAAACATCTGTAGAATTTTCTGGTATAGGCCAGATAAAGACTGTAGGTTTACTTTGATTACGTTTAATAGTATATTGACTAGCTCTGCCAGTTTGTCCCTTTTGAGGAATATGAAGATACTCTTCAAAAGAAATTCTTGTGGCAGCGATATCTACATTATCTCTATTTACAATAAGCTGAAGAGCATCTATTGCAGACTCATCCAGATCATAAGATGTAACACTAGCAGATACAGTAACTAGAGTAGTTTGTGTAGACCACAAAAGAATGCCTCTATTCTGCCAGTCTTTCAACATAAGATTAATTGATCTTCTGGCAGAAGCTGGCTCATGACCAAGAGTTTGTTCACCCCCAATCATTTCCATTGCTTCCTGTATAACTTCGTCTATATCCAGATCAAAATTATAT